ACGTTCAAGGAACAGGAAGTCAAGCTGAACGCGCCCGACATGGACTTCGCCAAGGAGGTGGTCACGTCTGCGCTCACTGATGTGCAGGCGGCAACCATCATCAAGGCCGCGAAGAATCCCGCGCTCGCCATTTACGCACTGGGCAAGCATCCCGCGAAACTCCAGGCGCTCTCCCAAATCAAAGACCCGATCAAGCTGGCAGCCGAAGTCGCACGAATGGAAGGAAAGATCACGATGGCGAAACGGCAGTCCGCACCGGCTGTTGAGCGTGTCGCGGAAGGGTCCGCGTCTCTCGCTGGCAACCGGAACAAAACTCTCGAACGGCTCGAAGCCAAGGCCGCGAAGACTGGGGACCGCACTGAGCTGATCCGGTATCGCAAGGGGCTGAAGCAGGAAGCCGCCTGACACCAATCGGGGAATTCCACGTCGCGATGACGTCACCCCTCCCATGAAGGACTTTTCACGATGGCTACTTCTTTCACCAAACAAGAACAGGTTATGTTCGACAAGGTTGTCGAAGGTTTCGACGATCTGCTTGTCATTTCCAAGGGCTTTGACCTCTATGACCCGCTGACTGCTCAGGAAGCCGTCAACGCTGGCGACAAGTTCTGGGTTCCCGCGCCGATGATCGGCTTCAGCTACGACGGCTTCGATCAGTCGGCCAACTTCGACGGCCTGACGCAGTTGAACGTTCCGGCATCGGTTGGCTATCACAAGGCCATCCCGAAGACGCTCTCGGCCAAGAACCTTCGTAACACCTATGCGATGGAACAGATGGGCCGCGCTGCCAAGCAGAAGCTCGCGTCTGACGTCAATCTGGCCTGCTTCAACACCGCCGCGCTCTATGGCTCGGTGTTCTCGAAGCGCACGGCAGCCGCAACGGGTTATGATGACGTCGCCGATCTGGACGTTCGCTTCACCCGTATCGGCGTCCCTCAGGATGGCCGCATGGCATTCTATGCTCCGTCTGCAATGAACGCGATGGCAGGCAACCTCGCCAGCCGTGCAGAAGACTCAAAGCGTTCCAAGGATGCCTACGAGCGCGCGCTCATCCGTCACGATGTCGCGGGCTTCGAAGTGTTCAAGAACGATCAGGAAATCCGCCTCACCGCTGCCACCGGTGGCGCTATCCTCATCAACGGTGCAAACCAGCGCACGGTCCCGGCTGCCACGTCCACTTCGGCGGGCCTGACGGAAAACAAGGACAACCGCTACACTGATCTCGTTGTTGACGGCGGCACCTATGGCAACATCAAGGTTGGTGACGCCTTCACGATTGCGGGCGTCAATGAACTGCATCTTGTGACCAAGCAGGACACAGGCCAGTTCAAGACCTTCCGCGTCATTGACAAGCCCGCTGCCAACACGATCCGCGTATATCCGGCGATTATCGACGCGGCAGAAGGCTCCATCGGCTCGAAGGAATACGCCAACGTATCGGCGGGTCCGGCTGACAACGCGGCTCTGACGTGGCTCAACACCACGGCGGCCCCGATGAATCCGTTTTTCCGCAAGGAATCGCTCATCCTCATTCCGGGCAGCTATGCAGTTGACCCCGAAGACGGATGGCAGGTCATGCGGGCAACGACTGATTTGGGCATCGGCATCACCTACACCCGCCAAGGCGCGATCAACGACCTCAGTGTCAAGGCTCGTTGGGACTTGGACTTCGGGACGGCGTTGCTCAATCCTGAAATGGCTGGCGTCCAGCTATTCAGCCAGGCGTAACAATGATGGGGCGGGCTTTCGGGTCCGCCCTGTTTTGAAGGATTAAACGATGCGTCCTTTTCAACCGAAGCTGAATGGCAAGATCGTCATTGCAAACGCTACAACATCGGCGGCGGCAGTGGAACTTGACACGTCTTGCTCCGAATTCGCGTTCTATAACACGTCGGCAACGGCAACAGCCTATATTGCGGTGACCTCAACGGAGGGTGGCGAAACCCCTGCTGCACCGACTGCCGCGCTTGGCTTCCCCATCCCGCCAGCGTCGGGCATTGTCCGGCTGTCATTTGGCGAGGGCAAGAAATCCATTCGCGCGATTGCCACGGCGGCTGACGGCAATCTCGAAGCCATCCCCGGCAAGGGCAACTAAGTGACAATCACGATCACCATTGATCCGGGCGGCAAGTCCAAGGGCGAGATTATCGAACTCGCCTTTGAACTGTGCGGCCTTCCCGGTTACGAATTTGGCCGCGAACCGGAAGAGGTCAACGCGGCGCTTCGTCATCTGAACGCACAGATGAAACGCTGGCCGTGGACGATGGTGACATACGATCAGCCGACCTATGGGCAGGGCGCGCCGGAAGACCCGTCTGGCTTGCCTGACAATGCCGTTGACGCAGTTGCAGGTGAACTGGCCAAGCGGCTGGCATCCATTCACGGCAAGACGCTCTCGCCTCATGCGCTGAAGTCGATCACGCAGGCGTATGACGTCTATCTCGGCACCTATGCACCCGCGAATGTGCCGACGATGAAGTTTCCGAACAAGACAGCGCGCGGCATGGGCAATCGCTCATGGGGATACGATCAACCATTCATCACGGAGGCGTAAATGCAGCTTCCGTTGCTCTCGGGCATTGTCGGCAGCAACCAAGCCGAATTCAAGCAGTCCTATCCCAAGAACCTTGAGCCCGTCGTCATCGAGAGCGGGCTATCCAATGGCCAACTGCGCCCGACGTCGGGGGCCGTGCAGACTGACACAGGGCCGGGCGTAGATCGCGGCGGCGTCTATTGGAATGAACGCTGTTACCGCGTCATGGGGACGCGCTTCGGCTATGTGACGAACCTTGGCGCATGGGTTGAAATCGGGGATGTTGGCACGGGCGGGCCATGCGCGTTCGACTATGGATTCGACCGGCTGGCGATCAACTCGGGCAATCGTCTCTACTATTTCAACGGTGCTGCGCTGTCTCAGGTGACGGACCCCGATCTCGGCAACGTCAATGATGTGATCTGGATCGATGGCTATTACATGACCACGGATGGAACTTCGGTCGTGGTGACGGAACTGTCAGACCCGACGTCTGTGAAGCCGTTGAAATATGGCTCGGCTGAAGAAGACCCCGATATGGTCGTCGGGCTGGTCAAGGTGGCGAACGAGGCGCACATTCTCGGGCGTCATACGATTCAGGTATTCCGCAACGTCGGCGGCAATGGCTTCCCATTCCAGACCATTCGCGGCGCGACGATCCCATATGGCTGCGTCGGCGCGCGGGCGAAGTGCACCATTGACGGCACATTCGCCTTTGTCGGTGGAGCGAAGAACGAAGGGCTGTCCGTCTGGATTGCAGGCCAAGGCACGGCACGGCGGATTTCAACGCGCACGATTGACGACGATCTCGACGCAGTGATCGACCCGACGCAGATCGAAATCGAGGCGCGCGGGACACGGGGCGAGCGTCGGCTGATCGTGCATCTGCCTGAGGGCCGGTCGTGGGTGTTTCTGCTTGAGGCGACGAAGCAGGCGGGCGAACTCGTCTGGTATGAGGCAGAAACGGACGGCACATACAATATTCGTCACGCGGTTACAGCATATGGCCGCATGGTGGTGGGAGGGCCGAACGGGGAAATCGGCTTTCTCTCCGACGAAATTGAGGCGCACTTCGGCGAACTGCCAGAATGGCGCTTTGACTGCGGTCTGGTCTATGGCTCAGCCAAGGGTGGCATTGTGCGGCAAGTCGAACTCGTCGGGCTGACAGGGCGCGGCAATGGCACGGCGTCGATGGCAGTCATGCGCGATGGGCAGACGTTCTCGATTGAACTGACGCAGGCAACAGGGCCATTGGGCGCACGAGCCAAGCGCACGGTGTGGCGCCCTAACCTGAAATTCTCCAACTATGTCGGGCTGCGGTTCCGTGGACGCGGTGGCTTTCCGGGTATTGCCGCCTGTGAAGCTGATATTGAGGCGCTGGCGGTGTGAGCGTTTCGGACAGCCTTACGCGCAATGTCTTGTCGGGGTTGTTTCCGAACGACCCGCGCGCGGTCAAGGCGTTTGAGCAACTGACATTCGCGACCGATGACACGGCGGCGCTGGCATCATCCATGGCAGCCGCGACGGGCGCGCTTCAGGATGCGACATTCCTGACACTCTCGGCAAACGATGGCGCGCCGAACGAGCGCGTTCTCAAGATCGGGCACGGGCTTGCATCGGATGATGACGGCTCGTTTCTCACACTGTCGCTTGGCCTTGGTGCGGCGATTGTCGAGGGCGGCTATTCGGTCACGTTGCGCTCTCAAGGCGTGACGGACCTGATCTTGCCGTTCTCTGGCACTCTGGCGACGCTGGACGGGCAAGAGACGCTGAAGGCCAAGACACTGGCCGCTCCATCGCTCTCGGGGCTTGGGAACTACGCCAATGACGCGGGGGCTTCGGCTGGGGGTGTTCCTGTCGGTGGCATGTATCGCAACGGCTCTGTGCTTCAGGTGCGCGTCACTTAACGCCAAAGGTTCAATTGCCACAACGCATACCCGCGCGGATTAGGTTCGCATCGTCAACGCGCGGACATTGCAATGGGTTTGTTTGGAACAGTCTTAAAGGGCGTCACTAGCCTGATCGGCTCTAACAGCGCGAAAAATGCGTCTGCGAAGGCTCAGGCGGAAATGTCTGCCAAGCTGCAACAGGCTATCAATCAGTCGCAGGCGAACTATGAAGGTATTCGCGCCGATTATGCAGGCGCGCGCTCTGTTCTCAACCCCGCTGTAACGGGCATTGGCGACCTTCTTGGCGTTAATGGCGATCAGGCTACACAATCTGCGTTTGACCGTATCAAAGCCTCTCCGCTCTATGAATCTCTCTACCGTAATGGTGAAGAGGCAATTCTTCAGAACGCAGCGGCAACGGGCGGCATTCGAGGCGGCAATACGCAGCGCGGTTTGGCTGACTTTGCCGCGGATACCTTCGCACAGTTGATCCAGCGGCAACTCGGCAACCTTGGGGGGCTGGCCAATATTGGCTTGGGCGCAACGGGCGCAACCGCTGCCGCATCAACTGGCAGCACTGAGAATATCATGAACCTATTGCAACAGATGGGGGCAAATAACGCGACGGGCATTGCCACGCGCGGCGGCATCTCATCTGGAATGTGGAGCAATGCAGGACAAATGGCTAGCGACATCGCAGGGCGATTCGCGCTGCCCAGTTCCAATTCTATTGGCAATTCCGCAAATGTTGGCGCGATGGCCAATATCAATGCGATCCTCTCCAATACGTCAAAGCTATTCTAATGGCAGGCCCTGTCGATTTTGCCTCAATTCTCAAGGCTGGTCAAAGCCTTGTCCCTGATTATGGGGATATGCAGCTTAACGATACGCGCAACCTGCTAGGCCAGCTACAGCTTCAGCAAGGCCGTATGAACATGGACGCTGAAGCTCGCAAGCAAGCGCGTGACGATGCTTTTCAAGCGGAACTTGATGGCATTCTGTCGGGTCAGCCTGATCCTGCCGCATATCGCCGCCTCATGGTGAAATATCCTGAATTTGGAACTCAGTTGAAAGCGCAGGCCGATGCGCTGGATGCCAATCAGCGCCGCACGGATTTCACGCAGGCAGCGGAAATCTATTCGGCAGCGCGCAACGGAAAATTCGACCTTGCAGCACAGCAACTTGAGAAGCGCATCAACGCAGACCGTGCGGCGGGGCAGGACGTGGCTGATGATGAGCAAATGCTGCAATGGCTACGCTCTGAAGATCCGATGGACCGAAATGTTGCTGTAAACATGATCGGAATGCACGTCGCGTCGTTCAACCCGCAGCAATTCGGTAACGATATTGGCCAGTTGGCTGAAGAGCGGATGGGTAAGACGACTGCTGTCGCACCGGGAACCGTTCTCACGCGGCAGAACCCACTCACTGGACAGACGGAAGAGACGTATCGCAGCCCGTTCAAGCCTGAATACATCAAGGGCGAAGACGGCTCGATTATCATGCTCAGCGGCGGAGGTGGGGATACTCCGCCAGGCGGCGGCGCTCCATCGTCAACCCCACGCGGAATCCGCAACAACAACCCCGGCAATCTGAAGTTTGGCCCGTTCGCAAAGTCGATGGGCGCGACGGGTGCCGATGCCGATGGCTTTGCCATCTTCCCAAGCGCACGATTTGGCGAACAAGCGCAGGTCAATCTCCTGAAGGGCAATGGCTATATCGGGGGTGGGCGCAACACGATTGCCTCTATCGTATCAAAATATGCGCCATCTTCGGACGGCAATGACGTCGGATCGTATGTCAGGTTCGTCGCCAAAAAAACGGGCATTGCACCAAATCAGCCCGTCACCGCAGCGCAGGCCGACATTATCGCCGCTGCCATGCGCGAATTTGAGAACGGCGCTCAGTCTGCGTCGAATACACGCGGCGGAAAAACGCCACCCCCGCCACCCGGCTTCGTATTGGATAAGTGATGGCTGAAGGACAGACTGCAACCAACCCGAA